AAATATTATTATTAATGGTAGAGGCAATTACGGCCTTAAACCAAGTGAAGAAAGAATTAAAGATGCAATAGGTGATATTTTACTAACAAGCGACTCTAACGTTACAAAATATAATGTAGTTATAGAAGCACAAAAGGAATCGGGTTATACAAATGGCTGATATAGTAACAACACAAACAATTTCTGATACCTCTGGTGTTAAGTATGTTACAAAAATAACAAACTTTTCAGATGGTACTGGCGAAACTTTAATTAAAAAGGTTGACGCTTCTGAACTTACTTTTATGACCGAAGACGGTAATAGAAAGATTAGTAAGATATGGTTTTCAATTAACACATCTAATGGTAAGTCTGGTGTAGAATTAATATGGGCAGGAGTTAATAACTCTACAGCATTATTCTTATCTGGACAAGGTCATTTTGACTTTAGACCTGCTGGAGATGAAATTCCAAACAATTCTACAACACCGACAGGCGATGTTCTACTATCAACAAAGAACTTTGCTAATGGCGATAATTACACAATTATTGTAGAGTTTAGGTAAGAAAAGTTATAAATATACACAGAGAGAAACTATGAAACTAATTTCCGAAGAAGTACAAAACGCCGAATATCTTGTAGAAGAAAAAAACGGTAAAAAAGAATACAAAATTAGAGGCGTATTCTTACAATCTGAAATCAAAAATAGAAATGGAAGAGTCTACCCAGAAGCAATTTTGGCTAGAGAAGTGAATAGATATACAAAAGAATTTATCAATAAAAACAGAGCCTTTGGCGAGTTAGGACATCCTGACGGACCAACAGTTAATTTAGAGAGAGTATGCCATATGGTTAAATCTCTAGTACAAGATGGTAAAGATTTTATTGGTGAGGCAAAAATTATGGACACACCATATGGTAAGATTGTAAAAGGTCTTATAGACGAAGGTGCTCAATTAGGAGTATCTAGTCGAGGTATGGGGTCTTTAATGCAAAGAAACGGTGTAAACTATGTAAAAGACGATTTTTACTTAGCTACTGCCGCTGATATTGTGGCAGATCCATCTGCTCCAGACGCCTTCGTTGAAGGTATTATGGAGAGTAGAAATTGGATTTGGGAAAATGGTGTTCTCAAGGAAAAAGACATAGAATCTTGGAAAAATCAAGTCCGTTCCGCTAAAATGCGATCATTGGAAGAAGCTAAATTAAAGGTCTTTCAATCGTTTCTTACAAAACTATAATTTTATAAATATATACTACAAAGAAAATTTATAAACGTTTATAACATAATACAAAGAGGAGATTTTCAATGGCCGAAATAAAAACTTTTGAGGCGATGGAACAGGAAGCCGTATTAGAAGCTAACGCTGCTAATCCACAAGCTGATGCTCCAAAAAAGAATGCTGTAGCAGCTGAAACTTCATCACTATCTAATAGTGCAGAAGATTTAGGTTCAGCGGTTGTAAAACCGACGGACAGCAATCCTGACGCAACAAAAAAAATGAAACAAGTTTCTGGCGACCCTGCTCAGAAAGCTCAAGGTAATGCTGACGCTATGCCTAAGCTTAAAGAGGAAGAGTCTAAAGATAAAGAAGTAAAAGAAGGAGAGATGCCAAAAGCAGCTCTTGACGCTCTTAAAAAATCGCAAGATAAAAAAGAGATGTCACACGAAGACGAAAAGAAAAAAGATATGAAAGAAGAGTCTGATGAAGACACTATTGACGTATCTGCTGATGTTGCCGCTCTTATCAAAGACGAAGACTTATCAGAAAACTTCAAATCAAAAGCTGCTGTTATTTTTGAAGCTGCTGTTAACGCTAAAGTTAAAGAGCAAAAAGCAAAAATCCAAGCTGCTTATGAAGAAAAACTAAAAGAAGATGCTGAAGTTAATAAAGCAAAACTTACCGAAAAAGTTGATACATACTTGAACTACGTAGTTGAAGAATGGATGAAAGAGAACTCTATCGCAATCGAAAGAGGAATCAAAGGTGAGATAGCTGAAGATTTCATTTCTGGCTTAAAGAAATTGTTTGAAGATCATTACATTGATGTTCCAGATGAGAAATACAATGTACTAGAAGATCAAGCAAGCAAAATCGAAGAGCTTGAGAAGAAACTTAACGAACAAGTTGAAAAGAATGTTGACTTAAACCAAGTGAACGGCGAGATGAAAAGACAAGACATCATTGATGAAATGTCTAGTGATTTAGCTGACACTGCTAAGGAGAAATTCAACAAACTGGCTGAAGAAGTTGAGTATTCAAATGAAAAAGACTTTACAACTAAAGTATCTACTATTAAAGAAAGTTACTTTGGAACAAAAGTTAAGACAAGTGGTAACGAGATAGACGAAGTAGTTGCTGGTGATTCTTCACAACCTGAAGATTTATCAAATGCTATGGCTGCTTACACTGCTGCTATAAGTAAAACCAAAGACATTAAACTGTCTAACAAATAATAAAAAGGGAGAGAACGATAATGTATTTATCTGAAACTTACGAAAAAAAATGGCAGCCCGTTTTAGAACACGCTGATTTACCAAAAATCACGGATTCTTATAAAAGAGCTGTAACTGCTACTATCTTGGAAAACCAAGAAAGAGCATCAAAAGAGGATTCAGCTTTCTTAAACGAAGCTGCTCCTGTTTCTAACACTGCTGGTGTATCAAATTGGGATCCAATTCTAATTTCATTAGTAAGAAGAGCAATGCCTAACCTTATCGCTTACGATATCGCTGGTGTTCAACCTATGACTGGTCCAGTTGGTCTTATATTTGCTATGAGAAGCAGATACACAAACCAATCAGGAACAGAAGCAATGTTTGACGAAGCAGACACTGAATTTTCAAGCAGAAATGCCGCTGGTGATTCAACTGTAGGTCAAACTCCGGATGCTGCTCAAGCTGGTACAAATCCTTCAGTCTTAAACGACTCACCTGCTGGTGATTTCAATAAGTTTGGTGGAATGGCGACTGCTACTGCTGAAGCATTAGGTGACGCTGGTGCAAATGCATTTGCTCAAATGGCATTCTCAATCGAGAAATCGACTGTTACTGCTAAATCAAGAGCTCTTAAAGCTGAATACACTATGGAACTTGCTCAAGACTTAAAAGCAATCCATGGTTTAGACGCTGAAACTGAACTTGCTAACATTCTATCTGCTGAGATCCTTGCGGAAATCAACAGAGAAGTTGTAAGAACTGTTTACATCAATGCTGAAGTAGGCGCTGGTGCTAACACTACTGCTGCTGGTATCTTTGATTTAGATACTGACTCAAACGGTAGATGGTCAGTTGAGAGATTCAAAGGACTAATGTTCCAAGTTGAGAGAGAAGCAAACGTTATCGCTCAAAGAACAAGAAGAGGTAGAGGAAATATGATTATCTGTTCATCAGATGTCGCTTCTGCACTTCAAATGGCGGGTGTATTAGATTACGCTCCAGCTCTTAATAATAACCTAAACGTTGACGATACTGGTAATACTTTTGCTGGTATATTAAATGGTAAATACAAAGTGTACATTGATCCATACAGTGCTAATAACGCTGCTGCTCAATACTTTGTTGTAGGTTACAAAGGTACTTCACCTTATGACGCTGGTATATTCTATTGTCCGTATGTTCCATTACAAATGGTTCGTGCAGTTGGACAAGACACTTTCCAACCGAAAATCGGGTTCAAAACGAGATACGGCTTACAAGCAAATCCTTTTGCTGAAGCTGGATCTGGTGACGCTGCTGTAATCAATGGTTCTGGTAATGCTAACGCAAACAGATACTACAGACGTGTTAAAGTATCGAACTTAATGTAATAGTTAAGTTTGTTCATTTTGAACAATCTATTAAAAGAGGGCGGCTTTCGGGTCGCCCTTTTTTTATGCACTAAATATACATATGAAGAAAATACTAAAACAATACCTCTACATATTTCTAACAGTTCTTTTACTATTGAGTGTAACTCTTATTTTAAGTAATAAACAACCGAATCCACTAGTAGAGTTAGAAGAAAAGATTAAAAAAGTAGAACAAAAAGAAATTGTTTTAACTCCAAAAGAAAAAGAACTAGAACAACAAGCTACTGAAAAAGAGTGGAAAGAAGTAGATAATAACTCTACTAAATAGTATTATGACAAATACAAATACATATAGTAGGCAACCAACGGCACAAGACTATGCCTCACCTACACAGTTTAAATTCAATATTCTTAAACTACCAAAAG